TGATCCTTGTGTTCTCACTCCTACTTAGAGGACATCCTGTGATTACTGTATCGAAACGTAAACTGAAGAAATATCGTTCACGCCGGTACGGTACCACTGGTGCGCCTCCTGTATTTCAGGTGGCGTCCGAATGGGAATCGTATCCATACTCCTTTGTAGACTTGCAAAAGTCTTATCGGAATTGGTTATCGAGTCTCCCACGGGGTCCTCGGTAGGTGTGAGTCACTAAATGGTCCTTAGTAAAACGGGACCTGCTCTACGTTGCTGAGCAAACGGGGGAGGCTTTAACTCCTCCACCGCCTGCCCTCAGTGGGAAGGTGTTCTTTCTCACTGTTAATCAGGAACTGAGTAGTGGCACTGACGCTAAAGAAGCCGTGGACCCAGACGACTACATTCGAAGGTGGGTCGGTATCGACAACCTCTGGCACTATCAATGATATTGTCAGAGATGATCGCCCGACTCCCCGTAGAACTAAGCCTGCTGGACCATGGCGTCCGCCCACCCCGTATTACCGAACGATCGAGGAAGGAGACGTATACACATATAACCTAGCTGGCCGATTTTCTAATGGCTATGCATGGCAAAGTGATGCGTCTTGTCCTCTGACCCTAAGGTCTGGGGTGGACAATGTCAGTGGTTACTATTACGATCCGGTGCCTACGATCCCCTCCGGTGTTCAGGAGGAGTTAATTCGTAAGGCACGCGCCAAAATCAAGGGCCAAGACATAAATCTGTCGACAGCCTTTGGTGAACGGGCGGCTACTGCAGACATGGTTGCGGGTACTTGTAAGACCCTAGCCGATGCTGTAAGAGCGGTTCGTAGGAGAGATCCCGATGCAGCTTTACGTGCATTGGGGGTGCGGAGGAGGGGGAAACGAAAGTTTCCGAAAGAACCCTCCAATATGTGGTTGCAAATGCAGTACGGATGGCTCCCTATGCTTAACGACGTCCATGGGGCTTGTAAGGCCCTTGAAGACGCCGATGAAGACAGAGACCGTTATCGTGCTACAGCAACCGCAACCTGGAAGGGCAAAGAGATTGTTAAAAGGTCTCTGCGCACTTCCGTTAGTAGTTCCTATGTCGATTTGGACAAGGTCCTTACTAAGCACCACAAAGCTAAGATCCGGTTGGACTATGTCCTCCGGAACCCGGCTTTGGCTTCGCTGGCTTCTCTGGGCGTTACTAACCCGGCGTCGCTAGCGTGGGAACTTCTCCCCTTCAGTTTTGTCGCTGATTGGTTCGTCCCGATAGGTTCCTACCTATCGGATTTGGATGCCACCTTTGGGTGGGATTTCATGGGCGGATCATTTACAGCGGTGTCCGAGCAACGCAGCAGAGCTCATTACCTTCGGGTAGTACCCTCGGGTGCTGAGTATGGCATTATTAACCGTCGCGGAACATATGCGATTGTTAGTGGCCATGGTAGGCAGATGGCGATGAGCCGTTCTGTCTATTCTGCTGAACCAACGGCGAGTGTCCTACACGTAAGTGGGGACCCTCTATCCGCCAGGCGTTTGACGAGTGCAATTTCGTTACTCGCCCAGGCATTCCTATAAATGTAAGGAGATCCGCGTGGGGACTTTTACCACGATTGCTGTTCAAGACGCTGCCGCTACACCGGTCACGCATACTTTTGTGCCGGTGAAAGTCGATGGCGATACGGCGTATTGGTCGACTAATGAAGGTTCGAGCGCCAGTGCAAACTGGAACTTGGCCATCACTGCTCGACCACCCCTGCCTGGTCAGTCTGATAAGATGTATCGGTACAAGCTCATTATGAGCCAGCCGGTTACGATCAACGAGACCATTAACGGCGTGAGCCGTGTCACGGTTCGTGATGTGGAGAGGTTCAACGGGGAGTTTCTTATCCCGGCGTCCTCTGTTCTGTTGGACCGCAAGAACATCCGCAAGGGTGTTGTTGGTGTCCTCAGTGACAGTAATGTCATTGATATCATCGAGAACCTGAAGGGTCTCTACTCCTAACGGAGTAGGACCTGGAGGTCGCTATGAAGGCATTCTTGATCGCCTTTATGGCGTTTCTCGGTGTTTATTCAGAACCCACCTTCTCCTATGAGGTTTTAACCCATGAAGAAGCGCAACGATGCTGGTCCTTTGAAGGACCTGTACCGACAGACTGCTTGTATTGGCCCCGAACTTGCCGCGGGTATTTACTCCGCGGCAGGAACCGACCTTGGCAAGATGATGCGGGACTCCCTAGATGGGAGCCGCTTTATGGAGATTGTGTCTGCTTCGATAGACCCTCGGGCCTATTCGAATGCCGATACGTTCTCCCGCGATTACCTTTGTGTCGAGCTGATGTCCAAATACCCGCAATGGGATCTGGGCATCGATCGCGCTGGTGTCGCGCTTTCCAAGTTTCTGTCGGTTGAAGAGGATCTGCGGGCCCTCGATTTCGCTGCGAATCCTAGGATTGTGAATGGACCAAAGTCCACCACAATGCGTGCTGTCATTGCGACCGCACGTATTAAAATCCAGAAGATTTTAGGCGAATTTTCGTGGGACTCCGCGGAATCTCTCTTCACATGGGGGCCAGGAGCCTCGACATCTTTGCCGAGGCGCAAGGGCGACGCCGCCTACAAGTATGGGGCCTTAGAGCCCCAAGTGTCGTATAACGCATTGCCATTAGCGTCTGTGCTTGCACAGATGTACCCACTGTGGAGTTTTAATCCCACGGTGGTTGGTGGCTCTCGCGTTGTCACTGTTCCGAAG